TCGCGCTGTTGGTTTTTGTTGGTTTTACATTTTTCTTCTTTCTGTTCATTTTCAGGTCATTAATTTCTAAAACCAACAAAATACCCGCTTGTTGGTCGTGTTGGTCGCTAATTTATATACTTAAAATTTGCTTATGTGCTTGATAATGTGTAACTTCAATATTCTTGTTGGTCTGTTGGTCGGTTGGACGGCCAAATGGCATACTTGATACATGTATTTTTCAAAATATGAAAAGAAAGGATAGATTTGTGTGTTGGATATGGGTTGCTCCTTTTGTGAAGCAATATTTGATTACCAATTTTAAGGTAGATGATCCGGAGTGGCCGGAGTTGGTGAACATATCTCAAGATAGATCGCTTGATGTGTTGTTCCGTTCCCGGCTGGTTAAGCCTTCGAACCGGTATGATAAGAGGATATCCCAGAACGGGAATTATAAATACCGTAATTGCAAGGTTGCCCTTGAAATTACGAAATCTGATTTTTATTGTCATGGGTGGTCTCTATCTCCGACCGATGAATCCGCTTTGGCGAATGCGCTGGAGATCCGTTGCCGTACAATCCTGCTGACGTATTTGTCAGTAGCGTATATGGTGAAACCCAATCTGAGTGTTTGTATCCAGCAGTTTTATGCCATATTCCATTTTGATGAATCGACATGGCCGTCTGATTCTATCCGCCGAATCTGGAATCGGGATACCACTATCGATAAAAATGCTCTCAAGACAGGGATTGACGAAAAAATTAATAAAATAATTATTGTGCAGTTGTTCAAAAATGGGACAATTTCACAGTCAGGCAAAGAAACATATGAAAACAATTCAATTTGATTTTGACAATGTGGGAGGGATAACACGCATTTATGCTATCCCTGTGACCTCTTTTCTTCGTTTGCGTAAGGATTATATAAACGAGATGCAATATCTTGAGGTGAAGCAAAGGGCGGATATCATTGCCATACCGGTTTATGCCGACAGTTCTTTTTCTTTCAATGAGACTCAAAGTCAAGAGGATGGTGGCGATCTTTGGACTGTCGAGATTGCCGGCCTTATACCTAAACGCTATAAACTAAACGAGAATATCGTCCGTGCGCTTGAACGCGGTGAATGGTTCGCCCTCTTTCAAGACAAGAATGGGGATATCGTACTTGCCGGTAGCATAGAGGTACCGTTGCATTTCTTATCCGACAGAACCACCGGTACCGAGACGGAGGTGAACGGTAACCGGTTTAAGTTTGGTGGGATTGAAGCCGAACCTTCTGTTCTTATTGACAATAAAGACATATCTATACTCTAAATCGCCTGTTTTTAATGCTTTTGCCGTGTTAAGTGTCCTTAGCACGGCTTTTTTTTGCACCTACTTTCGCACTACAATTTAAAATGTAGTGTATGGAAGAATCTGTTTTAGAAGTAAATGGCATGATCGACCATTATGGATGGCAGCGTACAAATATCAAATGGCACCTGAATAAAAACAAGGGTAAAAAAGTGCGTTGCAAGATCAATTCTTGGGGCGGTTCTGTCAATGAAGCAATCGCAATTTCTAAACTCTTTGAAGAGCATGGAGATGTAGTTGTCGAATTCATAGGTTTTTGTGCTTCTGCTGTTACTTGGATGGCATTTGGAGCTGCATCGATAGAAATGCATGAGGACAGTTTATGGCTTTGTCATAAGTCGTCTATTCCCGTAGATATCTACGGAAGCATGAACTCCGATCAGATCGAGTCTACAATCAAGCAGTTACAAAATGAGAAGAAATCACAGGATGCGGTTGATCTGATCATTGCAAAAAAATATGCGGATAAATGTGCCGCAAAGGGCAAGACGATCAAAGACGTCTTTGACCTAATGAAAGAGGAGCGCTGGATTCCGGCCGATGAGTGTTTGAGTTGGGGATTCGTAGACCATGTGATTCCCGGTATCAACAAAGTGAGCAATGACTTCCGGAACCTGATGATCGAGAATTGTGCAGCATTGAATTTGCCTGTTCCTACTTTTCCGGATTATGAACTGCCTAAAGACGGATCAAACGATTCCTACTTTAAAAAATTCATGGATTCGTTGACCTCCCTGATATCTTCTAAAAAAGAAGAACTGCGTGTAGAAAATCAAGCTAATATTAACTCTAATAAAAATCAGACGATGAACAAAACTTTCGTTGCTGTCAATACCCTTTTGGCTGTTGAAGGATTGACAGAAAATGACGGTAAGATCGAACTTACCATCGAACAGATGCAAAAGGTGTGTGATGCTTTGAATCAAGGGGCGGCGGATAAGACTTCAGTCGATAATGCCGTTGCTGCTCTGGATTCTCTTTCGCCGAATGTCAAGGCAATTGACGGATTGACAAACAAGATTCATGCGGTGAAAGCACTCGTGAATATGATTCCCACCGGTGTGCCGGCAGGCAATTCCATTCCGAAAGACAAACCGGAAGATAAAGACTATTCCGATAGCAAAGTCGATCCGGTAAACAACTTCTTTACTGAGGACGAAGATTAACCCTTTAATTTTTTATAGAATATGGATTTAACAACCCCTATTGACATTCAGGCCGTCATTGGTGCGGTCAAAAAACACAAGGATCTGCTTGTTACGCTTGATGCTGAAGAAGCGGGCGATATCCTTAAACATTTTACTCCGATTCCGGGTGTCAAGGACTCGATCACGTTAGGCCGTACGACGCTCGGCAAGATATCTCACAAGTACACCGGACAGTTTGTCGGCCAGGTATCGAACGGCAAAATCGTACCTCGTACCCTTACTGTCTATCCGTGCGTCATGGAGATGGACGATGAGCCGGAACGCTATCGCAGAACTTATATTACAGAGGTGAAAGGCGGGCTGTATCCCAAAGAACATCCGTTTGAGATCTGGTTGAACAACTATGGTATCAAATGTGCTTCTAAAGAGCTTCACGATGTGATATTGATTGCTAAATATGATGCTGATGCGAAGAAAACAGATTTGTCCACTTCGTTTGACGGTCCTTTCACTATCCTCGAAGACGAAAAGACAGCCGGCAATATTTCTGAAGAAAAGGGCAATATGTACAAGACCGGTGCATTCTCCCGTGCTGATATCGGAACAAAATTGTTGGAGATGTATCGCTCAAGAGTCAATACTTTCCGCAAGAAGAAAGCTAAGCTCTTCATATCTCCGGATTTAGGGGATATGTACGACGATTGGTTAGAAGATCAGGGAGTACTTGTTGTTGACGGTAGCGGGAATTTATCTGAAACGACCGATCAGCAATTTTTGCGCGGTACCAACAAAAAAGTTGAGATTGTGCGCCTGACCGGTATGCCGGACGGCTCTCACTTTGTACTCTTGACAACCAAAGAGAACTGTTGTTACGGCTATGATAAAGAAGAGGACTTCCGCCGTTTGATCCCATTTAATTCCGGTAACCCCTATCATTATAATGCTGCCGGTAAATATGTTCTTGGATTTCAATTTGTCACTCTTGACAAATCTGAACTATGCATTAATGATCAACCTGTTACACCTGTTGAATCCGAATCGGATGATTCTGAGTAACAAGTAGTATTAATTAAATAATTGACTGCTATGGCAAAAAAATGTATTGAATTATCTGATATCGATGAAGCCGTATTATGTGCCGATCTTGATAATTTAGCCGGTGTTGTTCAGAGCTTGGTATATGGGTATTGGGAGGATGTCGCTTCATGGCCGGACATGCCGGCGCCTTCCGGTGAAGATGCTGCGATGTCGTTTGCGGAAGCCGGTGCCTGGGATGGTGATCTTGTGATGAAAGCGGGATGCCGGGCATACCAGTTGGTGTTTACCGATGAATCCGGAGAACTGACTATTTCCGATCAGGGCGAGACAGGCGGAGAATCCTGCAAGTACGAGCTTGCGATCACACGTGCAAAGATGTCACAGGTGATCTTTGGTTTTGAGAATGCAACGCGCGGCCGTCGCCTGTTCCTGATTGTTACCGATAAGAACGGTAACCGTTACCTGATGGGTGATAAGCTGAACGCTGCGAGAAAAGTTGCTGCTGATGCGAGCACGACCGGAAAAGTCGGTACCGACTTGAATAAAACCCCTCTCAAATTTGATTACTCCTGTCCTCGTAAACTGATGTATACGGGCGATGTGGAGAAGATATTGCAGGTGGCTGAGTAGTTTTCTGTTGTTTTTATTCTGTTTGTTTTCAGGAGTCTGCTGCGGAAGTGGCAGGCTCCTTTTGTTGTGTCCGATTTCCGCACCTTTTACCGCACTATTTTTGTGTAGTTTAAATTTTAAAGTTATGTCTAATAGATTTATTCAATTTCGCCAGCGTGCAATCGACTGGCTGAATTCAGACCGGGATTTTAACGCGGGTATACTCTTGCTTGAGGAATCCGGGTTTAAACCGGGTGTTGTTGCTAAGCTGAAGCGACACGGTGTGAACGGTCCTGAAGCGAAGAAACGCTTGAAGTTTCTTATTAATGAGTTGGTAAAGGCTTGGGCGATGTCGGAGCAGGAGTTGGCTGATGATGCTCCGGAGCTGGGTGTATCTTCCGGTCTGGATTTAGAAACACAGGAGGGGCATTCGGATCAGGATGCTCTGTCTTTAGTCGATGCGTACAAGGCGCTCGATAATAATGAGCACCCGTATCCGGAGACGGTTGAACAACTGATCCGCCGTTATGCCGATGCGTATAAGCAAAGGGATATCCTGCATAAAAAGATGGCCGAAATGCCGGAGGATAATGATGCGGAGACAGTTGCGGCACGCAAGGAACTCTCCGATCAGATTGCCGCCCTTTCCGATGAAATGGAGTTCCTGTATCCTAAATATGCAGCATATACCGAAAAGGGTGAGATACCTGCGGCAGAGGATTTGCAGCAACCTGCCGATGAAGATGCGGACACCGGCAGAGAAGAGACTGAGGTTGATTATTCTTCGCAGTCAAAAGAAGAGTTGCAAAAGATACGGAAGTCGGTTGCAACGAAAATCGGACGGGCAAGGAATATGCTGGATTTTCAACAGGAGAGCAAGGCGGATCAACCGAATCCGATGCCGGAATGCCCTAAGAGAGTCAAATACGAAACCAAAATAGCTAATCTTACCAAAGAACTGGAGAAGATTGAATATGCTATTGCTGCTTTAGGCTGATGCTTGTAGAGTGTAGTGAGATAAAAAAAGATGAGAAAGCGGCTGAACCGGTTAGAGGGATCAGCCGCTTGGATGTCGATCAACATTGTGCGGCGGATCTTCTGACCGATGTGTTACTGAAGCCGGTCGGGTTAGGACCGATTGCGGTCGGTAAAAACAAGCACTTTTATTCAAAAGGTGCTTTTAATCTTATTCAGTTGGTACTTTATCTGCTCAGACAGACCGGGCCGGCACATGTCTTTATCTCAAGTTATTCCATTTCAGAGGAGAGTCTTGCGACTCTTTTGCGGTATAAGGAGCGTGGCGATATCCTTTCTATAAAGTTCTTGATTGATAATCGTGTGAGAACGATATCGCCTAAACCGTTCGATTATCTGGTAACCGCATTCCCTGACTGTTACCGGTGTTGTGCGCTCCATGCTAAGGTTGCTTTGATTTGGAATCAAGAATACCGGTTGTCTGTTGTGGGTAGCCAGAACGCTACGCACAACCCTAAATTGGAGCGCGGTATTATACATACCGAAGAGACGGTTTTTCAATTTGATCATAAAATCTTGACTGATGAATTTGACAACGGAACAACTTAAGAGCATTGAAGATTTGGCATACCGGCTGATTGTTCCGGAGCTTGTCGCTATCAATATCGGTGTGGATGAGATCGATTTCTTACATGAGGTCCGTACTCCGGGTACCGATGCGAGAAATGCGTATTACAAAGGTTATCTGAAACAAATGATCGAGACCAGAGAAGCGATAATAAAGACGGCTCAAAATGGCAGCAATCCGGCTCAGTCCGAGCTTCTTAAATTCCTGAATGTTATACAATACCATTTGAATTATGAATAAAAAGGGTGTTCCGTCATTGGCCGAGCAGCGTTATGAATTGATTCAGGCACACATTATTGATCCGGAGAACTCACCTCTTCCGGATGAGCTTCGCGAACAGTTTAACCGGGTGCTTCAGGTAGCACGCTTGTTAGATGATTATCCGAATGACAGCCACATCATCAATATCATGTTAGCGAAATACCGGATCAGCACTACGCAGGTGCGCAAAGACTTGCGTTTGGCGCGCGAACTCTTTAAGACGAATCATACTTTCGACTGGGATTTCTGGCATGCATGGCAGATCAAGGATCAGCTTGAGTTGATTCGTGAGTGCAAGATCAAAGGCGATCTGAAGAATTGGAACAATGCTAAAAAAACATTGGCTGTTTTGATCGGAGAGAAGCCGGCCGCTTTAGATGATCCGAAGCGCATGGAGAAGAATGTATTCTATATCCAGGTCAATAACGGTACCGGTGAGAAGATGAATATCAGCCTTGATTCATTGCGCGGATTGTCACAGCAGGACCGGCAGGCGGTGATTGATACGTTTTATCAGCCGGTTGATGATACACAGGTAGAAGAAATAATGAATTCATAAATTTATTGCAATATGAACAGACTCACTAATAAACGTTTAGTCAGATTTTTGATGGATTATCGCGGTATCGACATGATAAGTGTTACCGCCAAAAATGTCGTTGTACAGGTATCAAAAAAGTTCACTCCTGCACAGGCGGAGGAGCTTTGCCGGCAGGTTGGCCACACCGATGATTTCAAGGCTGCTACGGGTGCAGGCAATAATTACATCATCTTTCCGCGATTCTGATGGAGTCAAACGTATGGGAAGAAGAGATCAGTGTTAATCCGGCGCAGCTCGCCTTTTGGTTGCAACCGGCTAAAAATAAATATGCGATTTACAGTCGTGGTACGGGTAAATCGTTTATTTGCGGTGCCGAGGTGGATGAGAATGTACGTCTCATGCCGCGTGGGGTGACCACGTTGGCTCAGGCTACGTACGGGCAGGCATTGACCAAGACTCTTCCGTCTACGTTTAAAATGCTTGAGATGCTTGGATACAAGCGTTATGATACCAAGACCAAAACAGGCGATTATATCGTCTGCCGGCAACCGCCTGAGGGGTGGTACCGTCCTCATGAACACATCATGAGTTTCGAACATTGCATCACGTTCAGCAATGGCCATTGTCTTTATATCTTGACACAAGACGGCAATTCGCGAGGACCGAACGCTGATTACAATATAACCGATGAAGCATTGACGCTTGACAAAGAGCAGTTTGATCAAGAGGTTGCCCCGACAAATCGCGGTAATGAACACGTGTTCGGTCGTAAATCGCTTAATCCTTTACTTAAACATCATGGCAATACGTTCTTATCCTCAATGCCTTATACTCCAGAACAGAAATGGCTGCTTGAACCGGCACAGTATTACGAAGAAGAGCGGGGCATACATCTCTTTGACGTCTGGAATAAGATAGTCAAACTGCAAATGCAACTTATCGATGCCAAGATCGCTAATGATGCCGGACTGTTTAAAGAGATATGGAATGAGACAGTTCGCCTGCGCCGCACGATTACTCCGTTTGTCAGCACAGACGGTACTCTGTTTATTCTTGCTTCGATCTTCGATAATATCGCAAATGTCGGTATGAGCTATATTATCAACCAGTACAACATCATGGATAAGCTTACATTCATGATCGAGATTCTGAACTACATGGTTGATAAGATCGATCACTGTTATTACAACCTCGATGATCGACACCGCTATTACAATGCAACCAATGATTCTTTTATCCGTGATTTCGCAGAGAACACCGAATTTGACTGGAAGCAGTTGGCGGCTACCGACAGCCGGATGGATGCGGACTGCAACCCGAACCGACCGCTTGAGATTGTCTGTGACTGGGGTTCTTCCGCTTCCTTTATGGAGGTGGCGCAACCGTCTCACTTCGACTGGAGTACAAAGACGCTGCATCCGGATCGCATCGTAGATAATACGATCAATGAGTTCTTCGTCAAGCGTGCCGAAGAAGATGACACGGAGATAAATGCACTGATTGATAAATTCTGCCATTATTACCGTTTTCATTCCTACAAGGTTGTAGAGTTCTATCGTGACCGGTATGGTGACGCGCATCGGGCAAACAGCAAAAAGACGTACAATGAGATTGCCATTGCCCGGTTGGAGAAGAACGGTTGGAGGGTTAACCAGCATACGCATAGAGGTATCGAGCCGCCGCAACATGACAAATACCTGTTATGGTCGTATATATGTGCTGAGACCGATGAACGCTATCCCTTAAAGCGGTTCAATGCTTCCAGATGTAAATACATACTCATTTCAATGAACAATACTCGTGTACGCACGAATACACAGGGCAAGTTTGAGAAGGACAAGCGCAGCGAGCGTAATGAATCTGTACTTCCCGAAGAAGCCACGCACTTTGGTGACTGTGTAGACAAACGTGTGTGGACGAAGTACGGTGATATCCTGATGCATACATATTCTTTTGTTGACGCGAGACTTTAAATAGCTTCGCACTGTTTTTCGCACGGTTGGACCGCGTTGCCCGTGGGCGGGCGGGGGCAGGGCTGTTTCATATTTCCTTTTTTGGTGCGGAACGGGGTGCGGCACGGGATAGGGCGCGTTGAGGTATTAGCTATGCACAGTCCGTCAGCCTTAAGGCATTGACGGGTTTATCTTTTTGATATTCGGAATGTTGCTTTTTTATTAACAATCGTTCAACTTTCCGTTTTCCGCCCGATTTTGCTGCTTCTTCAGCTCTCAGAAGCGAATTCAAAATCGGGCGGAAAACGGAAGGAGAGCAGAGTCTTTTCTTTCTGTTGCGTTCACGCAGGTCAACCCTATTTCTGACTACATTCAGAAATAGGAGAGAGGTAAAGCGTATGCGCTTTGCTTCCGGTTCTCTCCTTTTCGCCAAAAAATTATTTCACTCATCACTACGGTATGTTTCGTCTTTTTAGGCAGCGAAGGTAAATTGTTTGCCTGCCTGCATCAAGTTCAAGCCGTTCCGGTTCCTTTCAAAATCTCCACGCCTACGGGTAGTATTTTGCCTGAAAAACTTGCTCCTGCCATTCTAAACAACCTTCTGATGCTGCATAAAAAGGCGAAACATACCGTAGCGATGAGCGACGGAAAAAAAAAGCTCAAAGGAGAGAACCGGAACAAATTATTTAAAAAAGGCTCACACCCGAAAGCTTCAAAACTCAAGAATAAAAATGGAAGCAATTAATCAACAGTTTAGAAAATTCATGTTCACCGCTTTTAACTATCTGCCGACACGATACAAGGCTAATGCGGAGCAATGGAAAGTGAGAAATTTTATTTGGGCATTCAAAGACGGGCAGGAATGGGCTTGTAACGGTGCGGCAAATATTGTTGCTACTCAGATTTTAAAGAAATACGGAAACGCGGCTAAGGAGATGGTATTTGCCTGTGTACCTGCATCAAGTGAACAAAAGAACCGTATTCGGTATAATCATTTTTCGGAGCTTGTTTGCAGGTCAACGGGAATGCAAAATGCTTTTCAACATATCACTGTTGAAAAAGAACGGACTGCATTACATGAGATTGAAAAAGGAGAACAGGTACGGAGAGATTCTGTACTCTCTTTCGATAAGGAATTTTTTGATGGAAAAAACGTCTTTGTGTTTGATGATGTCATAACAAAAGGCTTTAGTTATGCACGTTTCGCAAATTTGATCGAATCGTTTGGAGCGTGTGTTTTGGGAGGTATTTTTTTAGCGAAAACAATAAATCTTTAAATCATACGGATATGACAAATTTTGAATTGCACAACGATTATAGAACGAAGTCTTTTGAAGCCCTTGACATGTTGGGGTTAACGCGTAACGATGTATCGGAAGCGAATGACTTTCATGAATTATATAGAAATTTAACACCTGCGAAAAAAGAGTTGGCGATGGCGGCAATAGAAGTTTACAGATTATTTGCCTATCGGGAGAGAAAAGAACGCTTTTTTAGCAGTAATGATATTTACATGGCGATGAAACCGTATTTGCAGGATTTAAAGAATGAGGAATTTTGGGTGATCATGTTGAATCAGGCAAATACCATTATCAAGAAAGTACGGGTTTCGTTTGGTGGGATTGATATGACGGCAGTCGATATACGGTTGATCTTAAAAGAAGCTTTGCTTTGCAATGCTGTTTCTCTCGTTTTGGTTCATAATCATCCAAGTGGGAATACAAGACCGAGTACGCAAGATAATACATTGACCGAGAAAATGAAAAAAGCGGCAAATGTGATGAATATAAAGTTATTGGATCATCTTGTTTTTACTGATAACGGGTATTATAGTTATTTGGATGAGGGCATGCTTTAGGGCATGCTTTCTTTGAGATGGAGAAAAATTTTGCCACTTGGAGCGGCAAAATTTTTCCGCTAACGCGGAGGGGGGCGCAATATATGCGATTGTTGGAGCGTTTCACGCAGATTTTTTTTATTTTTGCAGTGCCCAATTAAATTAAAATATGAATCCCTTTTCATTGTGTAATCCGTAAAGTCGGATTAAGGTTGTTAATACCTTTGGGCACACGGTGATAAGGGATTCGCCATTATTATAAAATGGATTTAAAAGATTTTATAAAAAGTACAATTTCCCAGATAGCAGAATCTGTTGAAGAACTGAATAATGAGTTTCAAGAAAGACAAGTTGTCGTCAATCCATCAAGTATTAACGGTATAAATAATGTCCCTACTTTGCAAACTCATACTCGAGCTTATAATATCACTAATATAGATTTTGATTTAAGTGTTAGTGTTGAGAATAATGAGGGGAGTAGTGCTAAGGTCGGTGTTTTTGCTAATGTTATAGGAATAGGGGCTTCCGCGACAGAAGGAAAAAATAGCCAGTCAGTCAGCAAAGTGAAATTTACTATCCCAGTTATGCTTCCTTCGGAGAAGCCTTATAAAGATTAACTGAGCCCATTCTGGATAAATCGATAAATACTGATAGCTTCGTCTACAAGTCTTTTATTATTGTCTTGACAAGAACGGTGTGCATATTTTACGCATCTTTCTCGTAAGCGACGATCTAAATATTGTTGGAGGAATTTCTTCATCTTCTTCATGATTTTAATTGTTTCTTTTTCAGCAAAAATACTATTTATTTTCTGAACTTACGAGATTTAGGCTATTTCTCGGCATTACGATGTATGTTTTTTGTATTTTTGCGCAAAAATGTTAATTGTCTAATTAAATTATATTAAGTTATGAGTTTAGAAACAATAATTATTGTGAGTGCGGTACTTGAAGTTGTAACGCTCGTTTGTTTTTTCGTTTTGTGTGCAAATGTTTCTTCTATTAAAAAGAAGTTGGGGAATAATGGGATTGCCCCTTCATCGGCTTTCGCAATGTACATTGGAATGGGTGAAAAAGAAAAAGCTAAAAAGGTGTTGATAGATATGATTTTTGCTGACAGTGATATTCACTGGACTGTGGCGGCAAGTGCCGATTCCTTAAAAAATGTCATGGGTAAGTATGGTGCTATGTTGAAAGAAGTCGATATCGATTTTGACGCGGAGAAAGCTTTTAATGCGAGAAAAACAGCCGTGAAATAAGGATATAAAGAAGATTCTTTCATAGCCTTGTTATCTTCTTGTGTTTCGTCTGTTTCATTGGAGCAGGTTACAAATACAAGTATTGTCGATTATTCGATATTTGCCCAAAACGGGCTATTTGCGACAGAATCAAATAGTGTAAATTTCGATTATGAGACAGGTAAGATGATAGAATTTCATGATTAACTTTTTGCACTTTCAAATATTATTCTCATATTTGCAGAGTCAAACAATCACGAACTTTCGTGTCGCTGAGCGCGGTTAATGCTCATAATATTTAATGGGCTTTTTTTATGTCCTTACATTTGATATAGGCGGTTGCCTTTCCCATTGCATTTTTTTGCTCTGCGAGCGAAATCTGTGATTGTTTGACGACACGGGAAATGGCAACCGTTCTTTTTTAAAGAAATTTGCTTAAAAAGTCAAACAATCACAGTATGAAAAAAGAAACCACCGGCACTCATTATGTGCCCGCCCATCGTGCAACCGATGGCAAATTCAATTCATTCATTAACTACTTCCTTCCAGAAGAGTGTAGAGTTCGTAATCGTTCAGATTTTTATTATGTTACGGCTGTGGCTTTGATTAGTGCGGCTTTTATCTATCCGCCGCTAATCTTTGGTGCTGCTGTTTGTGTTATTGTAGCTAAGAGAGGAGGGAATAAAGACTATGAGCAAACCGAAGATAACGCTAAATGATAAGCTTCAGGAGACGATCGCTTTCAATCAAGAAGATGATTGCGAGATGGCAAAGGCGCAGATTCGTTTTATAGATGGAGTGATGAGTTCCATTATCCATGGCCATCCTATATTTGGAGGTACTGAACATGAGCGGATGGAGATGTTGCAGAAGCTCCTTATGATTAAACAAGATTATGAATCCTTTATAGTAGAATAATTATGAAAAAAGATATAAATGATGAGCAGGAGAGAACTGCTCAAGATGTGTTCAGAGCTTTTGTTCTGAGCAAATATGATTCGTTCGGTCCCAGTTCGGCGATGATATTTCGCACTTCCAGAGAGTTGATTTACGATTGCCGTGAAATGTGTGAACCGTCGCTTCCGGATGTGGCGAAAGTGATGGATGATTTAGGGTTTAAATCGGATCAGTTTTGTGGGCAATATACCTGGGTACTTTACGAAAAAGAGGAACTGAGGTATTAAAGATATAAATTAGACAAACATTTTTTTTACATTTTTTGGGGTGTCCGGCTGTGAAGTTAGGCATCCCTTTTTTTGTTTAGAGAAACAAAATTCAATATGGTTTGGATTTATGTTTTATTGCAACTTTGAGAGTGTCTACTAATGATTGGAGAAAAGTCGAAACGTTTATGAGAAATGAAAGCACTATTACATTTGTTAATGAATCTTTAAAAAGCGAGAATTCTCGCTTTTTAAATGTAGAGTGCGAAACTGATTTGATAGAATCTCTCCAATAGTCTGGAACTTGGATGCGCAAAATTTTAGTTCTGAATTTCCTTGCTTGGGGGTGTCCGGCTGTGAAGTTGGGCACCCCTTTTTTGTGTCCTATTCTCTTTGTAGGGCAGCAGCTACATTTGCCTTCATAAAAGGTAAATACGATGAATTATATTGAGCGTTTTTTAGCAACTTATGGTTTTGACGGGATAAAAGGTTTCCTTTTAAGCCTATTCCCTTCTTTTAAATACGGGACACAGGTACCGGCATTTTCTTTGAGTGTACTGTTGGCGGTCATTAGCGAGGTTCTGGGCATATCTCCACTTCTTGTATTGGTGATGTTTTTGGCGGTTATCATAGAGACGACAACCGGCCGGAGGGCATCTAAAAAACGGGGAGAGCCTTTTGAGAGTTTTAAGTTCTCAAGATGCGTGATCAAGGTTTTTGTGTGGTGTTTTCTGTTCTTCATGTTTCATAGTTTCTCAAACGACATGCAGATGCATGACGGCTGGGTTTTCATCTTAGGCGTTATCTTTTTTGATGTCATTCATGTGGCCACAATGGTCTATTTCTGCATTGAGTATGGAACATCCATTTTAGAGAATCTTGCGGTTATCGATGGCAAACCAAAAGAGACCTTGATAGTCGCCATGTCGGACGTGTGGACCTCTTTGATCGGCAAATTCAAAAACTTGAAGCAATGAGAAAAGGATGCGGCATAATTCTGTTTGTACTGATGGCAGCCATCCTGTTCGGAGCGGGTTTTCATGTCGGCAGAGGGGCGGTTCATATGGTCGCATATACGGTTCATGTAAACGATACGATCCGGTTAAGTGCTCCTGCGGTCATCAAGGAGATAGAGGTTCCGGTTCCTGTTGATGTGGATACGGCTGCCATTTTGCAGCAGTATTTCACAAAAAAGGTCTATAATGATCCGATTATAAAAACCGAATATGTAGAGGTACATCTGACAGACACGGTTTATATGAACGGCCTGCTTGGTCGTACCGTTTCATATTCCTTTCGCTTTCCGGAGTATAAACACTCCTTTTTCAGCCGGTGTGATGGGCGGATATCGCAGCTTGAAGTTAATGGCTGCATACCGGCACAAGCGCATCGAGTTTATAGGTGATTATGATCTGATTGATAAATCCTGCAATGTCGGGGCTAAATATTATTTGTTCAGATGGTGATAGGTGGCATTGTTGAAGGAGGGGTATTCTGTCACGACATGGGTGATGTACAGATTTCCGGTGTGTCGGGCAATATAACCGTTAAATATGAGGTTAGCGGTCCGGACATGGATTCTGCGTCATTTGATGAAGTCTACTATCCCGATAAGGATGGTAATGTCAAAATTCACGGTCTTGGTGATGTGGCACTTTCTTATTTCCGTGATCTGGATATAAACCTGCTGCACACGACAGATGATTATACCAGTATACGGTATTATTTAATGATTTACAGCAGCATTTATAATGATGCCGGTAAACAGGCGGGTTCGTTTACGCAGACTTTTTATTATTCTAACTGCCGGACGGGTATGTCCGCATATGATAAAAGATTTTTGAGCCGCTTTTCCAAACGGATGGTACGCGTTGATCAGGTTGTTCCTGTCGCATATCATAAGATGGGGCAGACATTGGTCTTAGGTATTGCCTATAAATCACAAGATAAGGCCCGTTTCCATAAAGTGAATTTCTTCTCTAATGCGGCGCCTGGCACTTTTGACATTCGTTATTTCAGTGTTCCTGCCATTGTGGATCGGCTGAATAAAGAGTTGGGGGCTTCATATACGGCTGATGATATCATATTTTACGAAGCTTCTTTGTACTCTCAAGAGATGCTGATTGATAAGATCCATTTTGATATCGATCGCAGGCATTATCCTCAAATAACACACTTTGTCTTTTATAACTGTTTCGGATTCCCAGAGACTCTGTATTTCACCGGCCGGGATGAGCGGAGTTCGGAGTTGACAGCATCTTTCGGTTCTGTTAAAGGAGAGTATCTGAAGCTGCATACCGATTTGATTACCTCACATACTGCCAATACCGGCTATATAAATGATACCATTCGGGATTGTGTCGAGGATATGGTACACAGTAGCAAAGTGTACCTTTATAAAAATGACGTACTGGGCGATCTTATTACGATTACGGAGGTGGATTTTACAGAATCGAAGCCCCGTACGGAGCCGCTTAATATAAAATTGACATACCGTGTCGCTAATGAATGTCAGCGAATATTTACCCGTGACAGCTTGAGAGAGAGAATCTTTGATAAAACGTTCGATTCAACATTTGATTAACATGAAAACAATAAAAAGAAATTTAATGCTTTCCGAACTGGATGTCCGCACGAATCCGGATGGAACGAAGCGCATCTTCTCCATCAAGTTCGTAACGGCTAAAGGTAAACTGATTTTTGTGCCGCAAGCCTATGCCTGCGGAGCGGGCAAAATGAATAATAAACAGTATCGGTTGCGGGGCATTCAGCCCTGTGACTGTTCCGGCAATCCGGAATCACACGTTTACCCGGTACGCATTGATAATATTATATCGTACAATTCAAAAAAGGTGGTGTTCATCGATGATCAGGAGGGGCGATAATGGATATACTATTTAATAAAGAGGGCACTCCATTGATGATGACAAGCACCTCGGTTTTCGGTGAATCGGTCGGTCGGCCGTCCAACTACGAGGTCAAGAAGCGCGATATATTGTCTCCTTACGATATCAGCCTGACGGAGACAACGGTTTATAAGGATTATCGTGTCATGAACTGGGGCAGGGGGAATGACTTTCCTTTAAAAGCCGGCAAACAGATCAGCACGACTTCGGTTCTGAATACCGGTCTCAAGTTCTTGCGTTCGTTGACCGTCGGACAGGGTATTTATCCCTGCAAGGTGACCGGTTGGGATGAAAAAGGCAATGAGCAGCTTCAGCCGGTTAATGATCTGAAGATAAGCCGGTTCGTTAATTCGCGTATGGTCAGGCGGTATCTTGAGAAGGTGAGCCGCGACTATTTCAAATATGGTAACGGGGCGGTACAGATGCTACCGAACATGTCCGGTACCGAAATAGTCGGCTTGAATCCGCTCAATGCCCTGTTCTATCGTTATACGCTGCCTGACTCATGGGGAGCGTGCAAGTGTGTCGTTTCCGGCAACTGGCCATCAACACCGGGCACTTCCGATGCTGACAATGTTCAGGTTCTCGATTGTCTGATGGATTACGATCCCGATCTGCATTTGGAGTGGCTGAAGATTGCCGGCAAGATGAATAAGCCGTTTGTCTTTCCCGTTCGCGACTCATGGTCTAACAACGACTACTATGGGGAGCCGATATGGTTGCCATCCTATATCCTCGGATGGGTGGATATCGCCCACATGGTACCGATGTTCCTGAAGAAAGCCTACAAGAACCAGATCACGTGGAAATGGCATGTGCAAATACCGTACAGCTATTGGGAGAAGAAGTTTCCGCCGAATGACTACAAAGATCCGGAAGCCCGTAAAAAGGCCATCAACCAGTATATGGATAAGATTGAAGATAACCTTTGCGGGCTTGAGAACGCAGAGAAGCCCTTATTTACCAATTATGCCATAAACGAAGCCAACGGCAAGATTGAAGAGGAGTGGAAGATCACTGCTCTCGACAATAAGTACAAAGGGGGTGAGAACTTGGTTACTTCTGCTGCCGCCAACTCCGAAATTCTCTTCTCGTTGATGGTCAATCCCAACGTGTTCGGTGCCGGTATGCCGGGCGGATCGTATGCCGGTAATCAGGGCGGTTCGAATATCCGCGAAGCTTTCTTGGTGAATATCGCAAATGCATGGATTGACCGGCAGAATTTACTTGATCCCATTCTGCTGATGCTCCGGAGCAATGGGGTTAAAGACATTGAACTGAGATTCCGTAATACAATATTAACTACACTGGACACAGGTGCCGGTACTCAAAAAACATTGAGCTGATATGATATTTTCAGAGAAAAAATGGGAGGATTCGGATGAACTGAAAAAGTTCATACCGGTATCGGCTGCTCTTTCATTTGAAAAGGTGAAATCATCTTTAGAAGATGCTTTCCGGCTGTTTATTATTCCCCTTTTCGGTGAAGAACTGTCGGAGAAGTTTCAAAACATCTATGATGATCCTGCTGCCGGTCCGTCCGATCTCCTGCTGTTAGAGGAATGCCAGCGTGCGATTGCCAACCTTGCATTCTGGTACAACTATACGGAGTTGAACATACGTATCACCGATCAGGGCTTTCAGCGTCAAGAAGCGGAGAATTTCAAGTCTACTTATAAATATCAAGAAGATCAGTTGCGTGCTGCCTTTAAAAACAAAGGTTTCAATGCGATCGACCGCATGATTGATTTTCTTGATAAGCATAAAGCTGATTTTCCGGAGTATGAGAAATCCCCCGCCTATGCGTTCCGGACAAAAGCCATCGTCCGCAAGACTTCTGAGGTCGATGAGATTTACTTTATCAACAAGTCCCACCTGATTTTTTTGCGGCTGAAGCCCTTCTTCAAGATTGTAGAAGAAACGGTATTGCAACCGGTGTTGGGTGTTGATTTATATAATACCCTGCTCAGTTCTATCGAAAAGGGTGATAAGGAGTTAGATAATACAACCGTCGAGGAACTGCGCATCAGGTGTGCGCAATTTGTCATACTCAAGTCGGTTGCGATGCTGATCCGGTCAACCGGCTCATTGACCGACAGGGGATTATACTTTAAACAGTTGGTTCCGGATAAAAACGGCAATGAATATGAGAATCCTGTTGATTTTGAGCAGGCATTGACGATGGCTGCCAACGTGGAGCTGACGGCTAAATCCTATCATGATCTGCTGTTGACTTTTGTAGAAGAAAAACTTCCTGAGTATTTCAAAGGCCGCCAGTCGCGGGTATTTGATCGCGATAACGATCATAAAAAAAGTGTGTGGTTATGAGAGAGGTTGAATTCAGATACAAGCGATGGTTCGGGAGCCGAAGCGTGAAGCTGTCAATCCCGTCTGCCTATGCAGAGATGTCACCGTTACAATTTCTTGCATCCATCCGGCTGTCTAAAGGCTGGATTGACGAAATGACATTTTTCATACAGTTTTTCGGCATTAAAAAGAAATTGCTTCTCAGATTGGATTCGTATCACCTGTATAAACTGGCGGAACTCATGGACTTTTTAAAAGATACCCGTTCCCCTTATCAGGAGTTTTATCTTCAATCCTTACCGGGCAGACTGCTTGCTCCGCATGCGAAGCTTCGCGGGGTTTCCTTTCAGCAGTTCATGACGGCAGATACCTTTTTTTCATGGTATGCAAGTACGGAGAATGTCGATTATCTGAACCGCTTTGTAGCATCACTGTACCTTAAAAGCAATGAATCCTACTTTCCGAATAAAAGAGAAAAAGGTGTTGACCTTGAAGAGAGGGCAGAGACGGTTGCCCGATTGCCGTTTGATCTCAAATATTCGATTTTCATCAATTGGGCTTTGATCAAATCCTGGTTGGGGCATTCGTTCATACACCTGTTTCCGCAGGCGGAACCGGCAGAAAACAGCAGGGGTGATAAGGTTAAGGCTAAACCGGCGAACTGGCTTGCGATCTTTGACCAGTTTGTCGGTGATAACATTGCGGATATTCCTTCATACAAAGCTTTGCCTTGTATGGATGCTTTCCGCTTGCTGAATAAACGGATAAAGGAGGCTAAAAAGCGATGAATACTTTTGAAGAATACTTAGAAGAGATGAGCCGGCAGCATCCGGTGATCAGGCACGAAGATAAGGGCAAATGTCATTTCTCATCGTTGGCAGACAACAGTCAGACAAAGTTTGCTCTGAAGATGAACTATCCTTGTGTGGTAGTTGATTCCGGTGATTTCTCTTTTACCGGCGGTACCGGTAATGTCTTAATCAATACGGAGTTCTCCGTCATGTTTCTCGATCACGTCAAAGACACCGGCAACAATAAGGAGATCACGTCGGTATTCAACAACATGAAGAGGGTGCTGCTTGACTTTGCACGCAAATTCAGCCGTGACAAACGGGCTTTGAAGTATAAATTTCTCAATAGGTTCACACTGATCGGGAGCGAGGGGCACCGCATCTATTTACAGGATTCCGGTTTGTACGGATATGTGCTGTTTTTCAATGCGGATGATTCTTTCAATGATGCGAACTGTGATAATGTCTTTAATGATTAAAATTATAAATTATGTCGAAAACATATGCAGAACTTTTAGAGGTTGCCGAGCAGATCAGACAAAATGAGTTGCCGGAATCTAATACCCATGACCTTGTTGGTGGGCTACTTCGTGATTTGATAGATTTTTTACAGTTGGATTCGGGGACATCCGAAGAATTGATGCAGACACTTGTGAACTTGGTGAAAACTGAAGCAACAGAACGCAAAAATGCCGATGCTGTATTACAAAGTACTATAAATGTTATCACTTCACGGATTGACCAGCTTGTGGGTGAAAATGCATCACAGGCGATTGACAACTTTAACGAAATTATTAATTTCCTGAACGGGCTTAAAGACAGTGATTCACTTGCGGCATTGTTGGCCGATATCAATGAGCGGATCGGAACGAAGTTCGATTCAGTGGCGGGTGATGATTCGGTTTGGGGTGAATTAAAGAAGCTTGGCGGTATTATTACCGATTTGGGATTCATCAATGATCTGAGAGACTTGGATGAGGTTTACGGCGTGCCGGGCCTGTTCGCTTATCGTTATAACGATGAGCGAAATGAGTTTCTCGATATCAAGGGGCTTCTTGCAACGAGTGTACTTTATGATGAATATCATGAACAGATACATTTTGAACAGATACGTTATGAAGCCGGGTTTATTTACCGCCGTCAACAGGTGGCTGGAGAGTGGAGCGACTGGAAGATAACGGGTGTCAGCGAATACAATGTGTCCTGGTACCACCTTGATCCCGATGACAACACCAACAGGTTCGATTTAGACAAGGCGATCTACTGTGTGCCTGTCGAATTGCGTACAAAGGGGATCAAATGCTCGTTTATTGATAAGGCCGGCAGGTATCGTACCTACCTGTATGATGGCGGTGACTATGTAACGGATTCATGGATAGAACTCAATTCCCTTTATGCGTCTGCAAAGGACAAAGGATATAAGGGTACTGAAGAGGATTTCTACAAGAACCTGTCTAATATCGACATGCTTCACTTCCTTAAAACCGTCAGTTATTCTGATATTGATTCGGTGGTCAGTAGCGGTTATTACATCGTGACGGATTTAGAGAGCTATTCAAGTGATATTCTGATTGTGTCCCGGTACGGTGAGGATGATGCCATAGCACAGGTGTTTTTCTCTTTCAAGTTCACCGATGGAATCCTCAAGAAGCGTATCCAGACGGGCGGGAAGTGGAGCGAGTGGGAGGAAATCAAGGGTAGCGGTTCCGGAAATGGTTTCTATAACGTTACCCTGCTTCATCCACTGAATACAGGCTTTTATAGTTTGGAAACGGCTGTTACCGCATTGAAGGATGCTGATATCGATAATGAACAGAAGCCGGGCATGGTAATTACTTTCGAGGTTGCTTCGGGTGAATGGGTGGATTACCGTTTCATTGGTACGGACATTGCTACATTCTTGGAGCCTTCCGCCTGGGAAGAGTACGGCGGCAAGGGAGCTGTCAAGAAAATCACTGTATCACGCGGCGCAGCGACCACGGAACTTACACCCGATAAAAGTGGTAATGTCAATCTTGATATTCCTGTCGTGGAGGTTGACGAGACCATTGATGAGAACTCGACCAATCCCGCACAGAACAAGGCCATTGCTGCGGAACTCAAAGGTATCAGTGGGAAATATGGTGCGGCCTTACGGCTGAATACCATCGGGGAAGGGGATGAAAAGGCATATTCACTTTCCCTGCTGACCGAAGGAGGTGAAGAGTTAAGCACCACGGAAACGTTTACAGGCGGTGGCGGTGGTTCGGTTGCCACAACCAAAATCACCCTTACACGCCTTACTCCCAATCCTACGGTCAAGAATGGCGATACGGTGGAGCTAAGCTATAAGTATGACCAAGTGGATACGACTACCGGTGAATCGACAGGAAACTCTGCAAAGGCCATCGTGACGGTGGTTCGTGGTGCAACGTCAAGTTCATTTGAAAGCACTGTTCCGGCAGGCAGCACGCAGAAGATCGATGTGACAAAATATCTTGGTACCGGTACGAACAATGTCCGGGTACGTGTGGAAGTCGGTGAGGGGGAAGAGAAACAGGTGGCAAGCATATCGTGGACGGTGAGCGTGATACAGCTTACGCTTACAAGCTCTTTCAATATCGCCACTGTCATAAGCAAGGGTGATAAAGTCAGCATTCCTTATGCCTTGACAGGGAGCGGAACGAAGACTTTGCGCTGCTATATTGACGGTGTGGACGCAGAGGACAGGAGTATAACCACCAGTACGGCAAACGGCTCATTCCAAATAGACACTTCCGCCATGGCTCATGGCGCACATTCCGTACAAATGGTTGCCGAACTGGAGTTGTCCGATGAAAGCATTATAAAGAGCAACAGTATTTATTTTGATATAGCGGTACGTGAGACGGGCAATACGACACCTGTTATCGCCACCCGTTTTGATTATCAGGATGGAACGATAATAGGTAATGGTATCCGTCCGTATATTCCTGTCAAGCAGTATGACAATTACGTTCTGACTTATGCCGCCTACAATCCACGGGAAACCCCGACTGCGGTAGAGGTTTACGAGGCTGGAACGTTGGTATCATCTGCAAAGGTGGCGTTTGTCACGACCAAATTGGCTTTACGTGCCATGAATTATGGTACGGAGACTTGCAAGCTTGTGTGCGGTTCTTTAGAGTATTTCTTTAATTTGAACGTCACAAAGTCCGACTTGAACCTTGTCGAGCCTACGGACGGCATGCAACTCAAACTTTCGGCACAAGGTCGCAGCAATAGCGACACGAACCGTGAGGAATGGACGTACGGGAACATCACCACGGAGTTCAACGGATTCAACTGGGGCGGCAACGGCTGGCTGGACGGCGCCTTGAGACATACGGACGATGCCCGTAGCGTAGTGCGGTATAAACCGTTTGAACAACCTGTGCAGAACGCTGACAATGCCTTTGCGTTCCTGATCAAGTATAAAGTTTCGGAAGTGATGGACGATACCGCAGCCGTTATCAGTTGTGTGGATGAAAACGGCACCGGCTTCGTCATTACACCGACGGAAGCCCGAATGGTGACGCGTGGCAACAGCCGGCTTGCCATGAAAATGGCTTCGGGCAATGTCTATGAGGTCGGCTTTGTCTCATTTCCTGTTGCCGTCGACGGCTCTTCGGACTATGAGAGGGAAAATACCGAAATGGTCTATCTGTACATCAACGGCATCATGTCGGGAAGCGTACAGCGTGGCACTTCGGATAGTATATATCAAAGCATTCCTTCTTATATCCGAATGGGTACTGACGGTGCTACTCTGGATGTCTATTCCATGCGTGGCTATGATACGTTCCTTACGGATGACCAGATGCTTTCCTGCCATATTCTCGGTCAGGACTCGGCAGACAGGCTGATAGACGCCTACAATTCAAACGATATCTTGGATGATAACGGCAATGTCAGTGTGGAAAATGTGCCCGATGGAATGCGTATTGTCATTATCACAGGAAAGCAGGCGAATGGTGTGGCCACGGTATTGCAGGCGGCAGTGACCAACAACAAGAAGACGAAGTTCGATGTGGATGAGATCCTTTCTTTTGTCAAAGGCGGTGATCCGTTGCAGAACTTCCGTTTAATAGGCGGCTGTATCTCTTTGCAGGGGACGTCCTCGTTGGCTTATCCGATCAAGAACTACCGTATTTATCTGTACAATATAGCGAAAGTTGACGGGCAGTTGTATCTGGGCTGTGACGAACAGGGTGTCGGCGGTACATTGCAGGATAGGGCTTTGTTCTCGTTCCGTCTGTCTTCTTCCGGTGTGTATGCGGCGGCGCCGGTGAATTGCTTCTGTACAAAGGCCGATTATGCCGAGAGTTCAAGTTCCCATAATACGGGCATGGCACGTATTGTCCAAGATACCTTGTTGGGAATTGGCGAACTTGTGCCGCCACAGAAATACGTGGACAGGGCGAAGTACCACGATTGACGGTGAACCCTGCCTGTTCTTCTATCGGGGTACGGTGGATGAGACGCCTCAGTTCCTGGGCAAATTCAACTGGAATAATGACAAGAGTACGGAAGCCGTATTCGGTTTTCTTGATATTCCGGGGTATCACGATCAGGCGTGGGTAGAAGAAAAATTCGGTGGCAAAAATCCTACTGAATGCTGGGAGTTCCTGAATAACGACTATCCGATGGGAATGTTCCTGGACGATGATTTTGACGCTAAGGGAGAAGACGGCACTCCCAATTGGCTCAAAGTCTTTGAAGCACGCTTTCCGGACGATGACGACATCAATGCGGAATATGAAGCCGGTACGAAAAAACCAACATATCTAGAAGCCCTTGTGAAGTGGGTAAAAAGCACGGATACTACTGCCGAGGGGTTAAGTGCGGCAGAAAAGGCGGCACGTGCAAAGAAATTCCGTGATGAACTGGCAAACTATTTCGATGTGGATTACTTGTGCGACTACTACGAGTTCACCGATATATTCGCCTGTGTCGACCAGCGTGTGAAAAATATGATGATGGCATTCTGGTATTCTCCCGATGCGGATAAGATGCTTGCCTACATGATATTCTATGATAATGATACCATTCTTGGAGTGCGTAATGACGGACGTTTGAAATACAACTGGGATGTTGATGAGAATACCGTTGATCCGGAGCTTTCCACGGCAGAGAAAACGGTATATGCCTTTGCCGGGCATGATTCCGTGCTTTGGAAGAATCTGCGTGAGCAGTTCCCGGACGAACTGAAAGCCGCCTATGTACGCATCAGGGCTAAATTGACGAATGATGCGATATTCCGGATGTTCGATACGGAACAGAGTGATAAGTTCTGTGAGCGTATCTACAATCTGGATGCCTTGAACAAGTATGTCGATCCGAAAACGCTTGGAGTCGAGGTGAATCAGGACGGGGTAATTTCCAATGTTAAGTATTCCTATCTGGAAGCCATGCAGGGAAGCCGCAAGGCGCACCGTCATTGGTTCGTCACTAACCGCATGGGGTTGTTCGATGCCTGGGGAAGCACGGGACAATACACCGCCACGGATATATCGTTCAAAGGTAATTCGGCGGCAGGAGCCACGGTCAGAGCCGTAGCGGCCCGTGATTTCTATTTCGAGTTCAGACGTGAGGGTGAGACGATGACCCATGACAAGGTGACGAAGGATCAGGAATGGAGCTATACGTACAATCAGGTTGCCAATATCGGTACCATCTTCCATCTTTTCGGGGGCATATGGATGAAGAAGCTCGATTTGTCCGGTTGGGGCGGTTTTACCGACATGAACATACCGGTATTACCGATACTGGAGGAACTGATATTGGGCAACAATAGTAAAACCTACGCATTAACAGAACTGGTGATAGGCACGAAATTACCCATGCTTGAAAAGTTGGAGATTGTCAACTATACCAATCTTCCTTCTCTTGATTTGTCGGGGTGTACAAGGCTTCTGTCAGTAAATGCTACGGGATGCACGGCAATGGCGACCATGACGTTTGCACAAGGGGCGCCATTGGATTTCCTGCATCTTCCGGCCAATTATCAGACGTTGACCTTGCGTTCTTTGCCGAATATTACCCGTGAGAGGATTGTATTTGATAATCTTCGCTCTATAACAGGGTTGTGGATTGAGAATTGTGCAATGTTGGACGGATTTGCCCTGTTTAAGGAATTGTTTGCGCTTAATAACCGTTCCATCAGATATGTCCGTCTTACGGATTTGGTTCTTGAGGGCGACGGTTCTGACTTGAAAGCATGGTATGATGCGGGGTTGGGCGGTATTGACGCGCAGGGCAATACCGTAAATAATAAATGTAAGATTGCAGGATATTACCGGCTGACTACCTATTTGGATGATGATACGTTTGCGAAATATGTTGAGCGCTTCGATGAATTGAATATCCGTCAGCCGCAATACACGATTATCAGCAGTGATGATACCGTTGCGGATGATGCCAACTATACCAATCACGATAATAAAACGGGCTATGATTACGGTAATGATTATGTACCGAGCGGGCATATTACAAAAATCCTTAGCAGGCGTTTCGGTTGTCTGGGCAAACAGGCAGTTGCCGGTACGATGAGTGTTTGCAGGTTGAATGACAGGAATTCCGGTTACTATGCGGACGGAATCACGGTTGGAGATTCTACACCCGCTAATTTAGATAGTTCCGAAGGTGATGTATTTGTGTATGAACCTGAATACTGGTATAAGGGAGTTAATGACATCTTGGGCGCTTTTTCCGATGGGATAGGCAAGAAGTACTCCTGTTTCAGTAGCAACGAGGATATGCCCGACAAGCCGGATGTAGACGTATTGACGCTTGAGGATATAAAGGCTGCCGGCGGTTATAATGAAGGGTATAAAATCACCACTGGCAAAACGAATGTCGTTGATGCGACCTCTGCGGATAGCAGTTACAGCATTTGCAAGGTGGATGTCAGTGGATACAGGTATGTGCGTTTTCCGTCCGTTCTTGGTACCGGCCTTGTCGGTGCTGTCATGGCGGATGCAAATGATACGGTTGTCAAAGATGCTTTGGTGGAAACGCTTGACGCAAAATTCGTGAACGGGATGTATGTTATCATTGCCGTTCCGGATAACGCTAAGATGCTTTACTTCTCCATTCATAAGAATGCGGAGTTTGATTGCGTTGTACTTTCAAATTCCGATAAAGTTGAAGACATGGAGCCTGATTGGGTTAAGCATGAGGAATGTCTTGTAGGCATGTATGAAGCGACAGCCATAAATGGAAAATTGTATTCCGCTTCGAACGGTTCTACCGCTGTTAATAATCTTCCACAAATTGACTTAAAAAATTATGCTTCCGCAAGAAATTTGCAGTTGATCGACTGGGAGATGCACAAGGATGTTGCCAACCTGTTCTTTGCGAAATACGGTAGACGTGACGCACAAGAGCAGTGCGGTTTTGGACGCCATTCCATTGATAGAATTGTCGGTTCAAGCGCCTTTTTAGGCATGACCGATACTGTTAATATCGAGGGGAATACTGAGTATGCCTGGTACTATGATGATGAAGGCAAACCGGTCAGGATAGATTGTACCCGTTGCCTTGACTATGAGAATTTATGGGGAAACGTTGGTGAATTTATGGATAAGGTCGGAATCCCTAATACTTCTTCCGCCGAATATTTAAAATTCTTGATTACCATGCCTGACGGCAGTACGAGAAAGGTTCTGAGTATCGGTGGATCGAATAGGTACGTAAAAGCAGTATATCATCAAAAATATATGGATACGATTGTCGTCAGTGCAGGGAACGGGACAAAGACAACTTTTTATGCCGATGCACAACATATCAATAATGCTGTTAATAGAGTAGTGAGCAGGTCGGCACATTACGCGCTTCCCGATGGGGGTATTTTGTATATAAATGCGACTCTTGATCCGTTGTATTCGTCTGGGTTTCACGGTACCCGTCTTGCCTTCCGTGGTAAAATAGAGGTGATTGATGATGTCGATACTTATAAATCTTTAAAAGCGATATATTGATATGAGAAGAGTTGAAGGAGGCAGCGAAGTAAGGCTGCTTGAATGTACGAATCCCAAAAGAAATAAATGGCGCGTGCGATGGGATATCCGGCCGAAAGAGGACAGTGAGAATATAGTCACGTATATGGAAGAAGAGTTTGACCATAAGCCGACGACGGAGGAAATCCGGGCTTTGATAACCGGTTGGTATAATGAATGTACGGACATGGCCATATTATCCGGCTTCAGTTATGAGAATATGCCCGTATGGTTGTCGAGTGAGAACCAGTTTAACTACAAGGCGGCTTATGATCTTGCCGTACAGAGCGGTGGTAAAAGCCTTCCGGTGACGTTTAAGTTCGGGACGGATGAGAAACCCCGGTACCGGACGTTTACCACACTGGAGGAATTGACGGACTTCTACACGAAAGCTATGAGCCACATACAGGATACTTTGTATGAGGGGTGGAGGAAGAAAGACGGCTTTAATATTGAAGTGTATTAATAAAAAAACGCCCTACTTTCCCAAGCAAGGCGGTGAAAAATAAATAAAGACAAATTATGCGTTAATCTGTCGTCGGATGTAAATATAGTAATTAATTGTTGAAATAAAAAGAAGACTATAATCAAAAGGCCGTTACCCGTATTTTTTTGCCGGTTAACGGCTTTTTTGTGTCCTATTCCCTCCGGTTTTTCACCTTTAGTTTTGTGCTCATCATAAAAAAAATAGATATGAGCACATCAAGAGGTATTCGTAATTGCAATCCCTTAAACATCCGTCGCAACTCGACTGACTGGCAGGGATTACGTTCAGAGCAGAATGATTCTGCTTTCTTTCAATTTATTAGTATGCCGTATGGCTATCGTGCGGCTATCAGAACACTTGTGACGTATTACAATAAATACGGTCTCAAGACAATTCGTGGCATTGTATCCAGATGGGCACCACCCTCTGAGAACAACACAGAGAACTATATTAATGTGGTTGCGAAGCGTTCCGGTTTTTCTCCGGATGCGGAGATTGACATCTATGATGCGGATACGATGGTCGCTATTGTGTCGGCTATGAGCTTTGTTGAGAATGGTGTAGAAGCTGATGAAAACGAAATTCGTCAAGGCTATTTGTTAGCTTTTGCATCCTAATTTGCGATGGCTGAAGAGCACCTAATGACAGTAGAAGAGTTCAATCAGGCTGTGAGGGATTGGACTCTTCGAGTTAAGTCGCTGACTAAACAGACGTTAGATTCTAATACCAAAGCGACTGGTCATTTATCCAACTATCCGACATATTTGGATCGCGAAAATTATGATAGCCCATACTATAAGATAAAATTCCATTTTGAACGATATGGACTGTTTCGTCAATATGGGGCTGGGCGTGGCTATATCATTGTAAACGGTGTACCGGTTCGTGGTTATCGGGTGCGTTCGAATCGGGATATTAAAAAGAAATTATTTTGGGGAGAAGCTAAGGAAATGCTGGAGAATGGTTATGTAACCCGTGAGATTAATGTGGCCAAAAGAATTGCAGATAAGCAGAATACGATCAGACGCACTCCATTAGACTGGTTCGATAAATGTATCAATCAGAATATTAATCATTTGGCGGATATCGCTCAGGACTTTTATGGAGATGAAGCATTACGCCAAATTCTTTCAAATTTTCACAAAATTAAAATTGTTAAGAATCAATGAGTAAAGGAGTGGTTAAAAGGGGCGTTGCACTGTATATTGATGGCAAGCAGGTAGAGAATAGTGTAACAAGTATTACCCGTCAAATAAGAAAACTTACGAATGAATGGCGCAAGATGGATGAGAATAGTAAAGAATATCATGAGCATCTTCGAAAAATCCGTAGTTTAAAATCTATTCTTGCCGAACATAATCAACAACTTAGGGCTATTGATCAGACACAAAAGATGTCTTTATCAAAAGGAGTTGATTTATTTAATAAATATGCAGCATCAATAACAGCCGTAGTTGCAGCCTTGACGGGTGTGGTACTTAAACTGAATACATTCCGCAATTTATTAAATGAGCGTGAAGAGTCGAAAGCCAGTGTAAAGGCCTTGACCGGTTTGGATGATGACGCTATCGACTGGATGGAGCAAAAGGCGGTTGAGCTTTCTACCACAATGGATGAATCCGGGCTTCGTATTCGTCAGAGTGCAAGTCAGATCATGGAAGCCTACATGATGGTCGGCTCAAATAAACCGGAACTTCTTGAGAGCAAAGAAGCGTTGAATGCTGTCACTGTTGAGACAATGCGTTTGGCTACTGCTTCGGGGATGTCTCTTACTAAGTCGGTTGATGCAACGACTACTGCACTAAATCAATACGGTGCCAGTGCTGACGATGCGGCGAGGTATGTAAATGTATTGGCTGCCGGTTCCAAGTTCGGTGCGGCTAATGTAGAACAACAATCTGCTGCTATCTTAAAAGCCGGTACTATTGCGGCAAGCTCTAATATTTCGATAGAGGAATTGGTAGGCACGATTGAGATGTTAGGCGAAAAAGGTATTAAAAGTGAGATTGCCGGTACCGGGCTTAAAACTTTCTTCACCCGTTTGGCAACAGGAGCTACTGATACAAATCCTAAAGTTGTGGGTTTGGCAACCGCACTTGATAATCTGAATGCAAAGGTAGAAGCTGCTGAGCGGCAGAATGTAGGTGGCGGTACCGCACTACTAAAAAAACTTTTTGGTGATGAAGGTATGCAGACAGCTATGATCCTCTCTCAGAATACTGAGAAGGTTAATGAGTATACTCAGGCGGTAACCGGTACCAGTATTGCCTATGAACAGGCCGCAATTAATTCGGATACGGCTGCCGCCAAGCTGGATCAAGTGAAAAATGAATTAAATGAACAGGGTATTATTCTGATGCAGGAGTTGAACCCTGCCATCACTAAAACTTTATCCCGTTTGGTTAACTGGTCCAGATACACCGTAACGCTTGTGCGATTTATTGCAGATCACCGGTCGGCTTTGGGCATGTTGACAACCGCCATTGCTTTACACTTGGTTTGGATAAACAAAAAAATCATTTTAGATAAGTTACAGGTTCTGTGGAATACTAAAGTTCTTGCTTCCACAAAGGCCGTTAGTGCTGCACTGAAAGCAAACCCTTGGTTAGCTGTTGCTTCCGCGATTTTATTGGCAGTGGGGGCACTGGTAGATTATCAACGGAATCAGAATAAAATTACTCAGTCTATGCGCTCTTTTGAATCTATTAATAAAAAGGTGGCAGATGAGTATGACGGGCAGGCGACAAATATTGATCGGTTGACGCAAATGATAAACAATAATAATCTTTCCCTTGATATTCGTCGGGAGAAGTTAGAGGAACTTAAAGCGATCATTCCGGATTATAATGCAGAATTGACGGATGAGGGTACGATTATCAATAATAATACCGAAGCTATAAAAAAATATCTGGTGGAGTTGGAGAAACAGATAAAGATGAAAGCTGCGAAAGAAGAACTTGGGGAATTATATGTAAGGAAAGGAAGTAAGGAAAAAGATGTACTTTCAGATCAAGCAAAGCTTGACTCATTAAAACAGGATTTTAAAAACGCATCCGAGAGCGGAATGGCAGAGTGGATGACGGGTGTAGCTTCTCAAATTGATACAGTAACTTCACGTCTGGAAAAAAACAAAAAGGAATTGCAGCAGATCAATGAAGCCATTAAGGATGTTAATGAAGAATATATGACTGTGGCTATTACAGTTGCTCCCAAAAGAACCCTTGAGATGGTTAAAAAGGAATTAGAGGATGCTGAGCAGCTATTAAAAAAATTAAAGGACACTAATACTGAACTTTTTTCAAGTGATGAATTAGCAGAGTATAATGCTCAACTGAAAACTGTTTCCGCTTCTATTGTGAAGTTGAAAAGTGAAAAAGAACAATTAGAGGAAGAAGAAAAAAAGAAGCGAGGTACTGGTGGCAATGGTGGTACCGGTGGGGAGTCAGAGACAGAAGCTCAGAAAAGAATAAAAAAAGAGTTGGCAGAAATCGAGACTGAGTATTTACAGAAACAGAATGAACTGAAAAAACGGTATTTGCAAGATGAAAAAATGACTCAACAGGATTACGCTAATGAACTTGAAAACTTGGAGCTTGAGAAGCTCGACAAGCAGTTGGCGATTGCCGGTCTTGAGCCTGATGCACGCGAGAAGATCAATCAAAAGATTGTTGATATTTCATTAGCCACAAAGCAGAAGATCGAGAAGATTTTAGAATCTATTACAAAAGAGGGATTAACTGAATATCAGAAACAAAAAGCGGAATTGGAGAAGCATGAGAACGAGGAATTGGAGGTTTTGCAAAAAGCACTTGATCAGAAACTAATATCTGAACAAAAGTATGATGAAACGCTTTTGGTCATTAAGAAAAAGTATGCTGAGAAAGTTAAGAAAATAGAAGAAAAACGTACTGACGAAGAGTCTGAAGCCATACAACGAAGATATCAAGATAGGATTCAAAGTGTGATAGATGCCACGAATGCTGATCTTAAAAAACTCAATTTTAAAGGCTTTTTCTCTAAAGTAAGTTCTTCAGCTATTGAAATGAGACAGGAAATAGAATCTACTTTTTCAAAAGATGATCCTCTTTTTGCTTCATTAATGCAACAAATCACGGAGTTAGATGAATTTGCGGTAAATGAAATGGAAGATCTGAAAGATAATATTGTAGATACCTTGTCATCTATTGGTGAGAGCTTTGCAGACTTTTTTACGAATGAGGAGACGGATTTTGGAGATTTCATGGGCAACGTTTTGACGATTCTACTTGATTCTTTAGAGAAACAATTGATTGCTACACAAGCGAATGCGATTGCGACAATAACCATGAATGACATAATGACTAAAGGTTTCGCGGGAATAGCTACGGCGGCCGCTAAAATTGCTCTTATTACGGCAGCATTTGAAACGGCTAAAGGACTATTGAATAATTTCTATACCGGTGGTTATACCGGTGGTGGTGATTGGGATGAGCCTAAAGGTGTGGTACATTCAAATGAGTTCGTTGCAAATCGTTTTGCGGTTGCTAATCCTGCTGTACGTCCGGTTTTGGACTTGATCGATGTTGCACAACGTACAGGTTCTGTCTCAAACCTTACTGTTGATGATATAGTGGCAGTTTCTAATCTCTCCGGAACAGGATCTATGCCGCGAAAGAACGAAGTAGCTATACATTCTGGTAATAAAGTTCCAAATGATTATGCAGAATTAATACAAATGATCAGACTCCTTAATCAGACAATGGTTAAAGCGAAAGATGCTTATGAAAAGCCTTCTCCGGCATATTGTTGGGTTGAAGGAAAAGGTGGTGTGAATGAAGCACTGAATTTAGTTAACAAAATGAAGAATAACGCTAAAAGAAGATAGCTATGATTGGTTTGACTATTGATGGAGTACAGGTTAATTTCAAACAGGATACAAATTTTGAGTATTATAAAGAGAATCCTTTCTTTACGAAATCAGGAGATTATACGTATGATATAGATATTGATTTAAACGATCCGGTCAACCAGATTGTCTACAAGCATATTGATAGGCTTCATTCTTTCAACAAGCCGACAGGACGTAAAGCTTGTTTGTTTGATGGAGGTCGGATCATATGTTATGGCACGGAGATTATTCTTAAAAAAGAAGAGAATATTCTTAAAATACAAATTGTTTCCGGAAACTCTGAACTTAATTATTTTTATGCTGGTGATAAAAAAATACGTGAATTGGATTTTGGCACAATTCCACAGCCAAGACCAGAGTACGCAGCATCCATAGCTAATCGTAGGTATCCTGAAGTTAATTATGTATTTCCGCCTTTACTTAAATCGGAGGATGGAAATCACTCTGATAGTGAATTTTACAATAACATCAATAATTTCAATGTAGGTTCATTGCAATATGATCCCAATACAAAATTTTATCCGCAACCTTTTCTTTTATATTACATAGAGAAAATTGTAGAGATAGTTGGCTATAAGGTTACGTATAATTGCCTGTTAGAAGAGGAGAGGTGGAGACGTTTAATTGTCGTTAACGGATACGATTCTTTGGAGTTTGCCAAACTTCTTCCTGATTGGACAGCCAATGAATTCATTACAAATTGTGAGAAGTTTTTTAATGTCATATTTCTTGTTTACAGCATTAGCAATGAGGTACATATAATACCGTCAAAGAAATATTATAATGACTTGACTCCGATAGTATTAACAAAAAGTGAAATAATAGAGGATTTTAATCGGGACTATGAAACAGATGGTAGTGAATTGTATCTTGATTATAACAATGTTGAGTATGATCTTCCGTCGTCTACTGGATATAAATATGCTTCTATAAGTTCAACTGTATTGGATAAATGTACTATACAAAAAGCAAGAATGGGAGATTTGTGGAATGTTGAGGATGCCAATTGGGCCAATAATTACATCATTTATTATGATGAGTATATCGATTTATATTTTATTAGGACAGGATCTGTACACAATTTCCGTCAGGTAATGCAATTGCAACCATCGGTTAAGGATGAGAGTGGTGATATGGTTACATTAAAAATTGTTCCATCTGAAATTCATGTGGAGCGTAAAAAGATGGTGGGTAGCATGATGATACCGTTTGATGTTTTTTCTTTTTCTCCAATTCCTGATTATTATGCGAACCAAAATCCTTCTAATTTTAATGACGCTATTGTTAATGGAGT